ATTTAGATACGGTTTAGCAGGTGGTGTTGCATTAACAGCAGGAAAACTTGTTCAAACCATTGTTGGAACAAAAGCTGATCACCAAGATTTAGCCCCAACAGCAGCAGTTGTTGCAGGTGAGTATGAGATTTCAGTAGAAACAGCAGGAACTGACCTTACTTTAAATCAGTATGCAGGTGGTTATCTTTACGTTAATGATGGTGCGGGCGAAGGACAATGTTTAAAAATTAAGTCTAATCCAGTACACGATCATTCGGATGATCCTTCAGTTGTAATAACATGCCACGACGCATTAGCTACAGCAATAGCAACTTCATCTAAAGTTTCTTTAATGTCAGATCCTTGGTCTGGACTTGTAGTTGCACCAGCAGCAGAAACAGGTGCAGCAATGGGTGTTCCCGTTGTTGATATGGCATTAAGTGCTTACGGTTGGTTCCAAACGCATGGACCAGCAGCAGTATTAACAGTAGGAACTGTAGTGCTTGGGCATAATGTAGTGAGATCAGCAACAGTTGCAGGTGGCGTAGCTCCCGCAACAAGCGACATACTTGATATTGTTGGTACGTGTATGCTAGTTGATGTAACTACTGATTACTCATTAATTAAACTTAATATATAAGCAGGAGTAAATTATGGCTGGTCGAATGACAGGCTCTGATGTAACGGCGGTCTTTATTACCGCCGATACTCAAGCTTTAGATGCTGATGGAATATCAGTTGCAGCAGCAGTTGGAAATAACGCAGCACTTGTAATAGGTGGCGCGTTAACTTCTGGTGGCGCAGTTTCTCTTGATTCAGGACGAATAGTTACTATTCTTTCTGCTGGAGACGACTCTGGTATATCTTTTACTGCAACTGGGACCGATGTTGATGGAGATGCTCAAACAGAATCAATAACAGGCGCTAATGCAGGAACCGCTACTGGATCCAAATATTTTAAAACACTATCTGGTATATCAGCAGTAGGTAATCCAGCAGGTAATGTTTCAGCAGGAATTAATAATTCTGCTGCGGATGTTATTTTTGCAGGTAGAGCCAGGTTGCAAGGAATAAATATGGTTTGTTCAGCAACGGCAGGTACTTTAAATTTTTTAAAAACCTCTCCAACAGGAACAAATTTGTTTAAATTAGGAAGTGTTGCTAGTGCTACCGTAACAAGAGATATAACCATACCCGATAATGGTTTATTATTTGATAACGGTATATATGTTCAATATACCCAAAGCATATTTGGAACGCTAACAGCTTTTCATGCCTAAAAAATGGTCGCTCGTCAAAAATCAATAAGGCGAACAACCAAAGGTAAGGGATCTAATGATCGCCCCAAAAAAAGTGGGGCAAATATGACTGGTAAAGGCGATCCTGTAAGAGTGTTTATAGCAAAAGGTTGTGGTAAAGTAATGAACAACCGACGTAAAAAAACCAAAGAATTTTAGGAAAATAATATGCCAAAAGTAAAAGGGAAACATTACAAGTACACTAAAAAAGGTATGGCTAAAGCTAAAAAGGCGGCCAAAAAAGCAGGTGTAAAAGTTCAATACAAAAGTAAAGGCGATGAAATTATCGCAGGTAATGCAAACAGAAGGAGACATTCTTTTAGGTATGGAGGAGAAACGCGCCCTATGGGTAGCGGTCCAAAACCAATGCTCCCCCCTAGACCTAGACCCATGCCTCAAGAATCTAGAATTCGTAGAAAACCTGGAATCTAAAAAATGGCATTATCAGGCAGTACAGACTTTGAACCTAACGTAACAGAGTTTATAGAAGAAGCTTTTGAGCGTTGCGGTCTTGAATTACGTACAGGTTATGATTTAAAAACAGCAAAAAGATCCATTAATCTTATGTTAGCTGAATGGGCAAACAGAGGATTAAATCAATGGACAATAGAACAGGCGACGCAAACCGTTACTGAAGGTACTAATTCATATTCATTAAATACCAATGTAATTGATATATTAGATATGGTCATACGTCGTACCCTTAACAGTACGGTTACGGATACAAATATTAACAGAATAGGCCGTTCTGAATATACAAATATACCCGTCAAAGCAACAAAAGGCAGACCTTCTCAATTCTTTTTTGATAAGTTAACCACACCTGTAATAAAAGTATGGCCTACTCCAGAAAACTCTACAGATATATTGGTTTTTAATAAATTAATTAGAATGGATGATGCAGATACGGCTATTAATACAATGGATATGCCATTTCGTTTCTATCCTTGTTTTGCAGCGGGATTGGCTTATTACCTTTCAGTTAAAAGGGCGCCAGAAAAAACTCAATTACTTAAAGGATTATACGAAGAAGAATTTCAAAGAGCCGCTGACCAAGACGAAGATAGAGTATCTTTTCGTTTAAAACCATCAATGAGAAGTAGTTATTAATGAGCTATGCAGTTGGAAAATTTGCATTAGGTCTTTGTGATCGTTGTGGTTTTGAATATAAATTAAACGATCTTAAAAAAGAATGGAACAGTTTAAAAACGTGTCCTGAATGTTTTGAACCTAAAGCTCCTCAATTAGAACCTACACCTATAGTTAATGACCCTGAAGCTTTATATAATCCTAGACCCAATAACGATAGAGAAGTAGGAGAAGGATTTGTAGTTGTTACGGATTCCTCAGTTTACAGCAATAATTCAATGAACCCAGCTACGCTTGGTTCTAATTATACCATTACAGAAATGACAGCTTCTGTTGGAAGCGTTACAATTACAACATGACCTATACCGAGTTATATGCACTAATTCAAAGTTTTACAGATAATGATGAATCGACGTTTAATACAACTATTCCTGATTTTGTAAAAAATGCAGAAGATCGTATTTTTAATTTGGTTCAGGAAGATTTTTTTAGAAAAAATCAAACAGGTAATCTAACTACAGGAAATCGTTTCTTAACATGTCCATCGGATTTTATCTTGAGCTTTTCTTTGGCCGTAATTGATAGTTCTAGTGATTATCATTTTTTGGAAAAGAAACACCCCAGTTTTATGCAGGAGTACACTCCTGATATAACTGATACCAGTCTGAGAGGACTGCCTTTATATTACGCAGATTTTGATAAGGAATACAGCACTTCAGGAAGTTCTGGAACCACTATCGTTGTCGCGCCACTACCAGACGCTGATTATTCAGTTGAACTGCATTATCTCTACAGGCCTACAAGTTTAGTTACTACAACTACAGGGACTTGGCTTTCGCAAAATGCTAGAGATGCTTTGTTGTATGGCTCATTAATTGAGGCTTATACTTTTATGAAGGGTGAACCAGATTTGCTCAATACTTACGAAACTAGATTCCAACAAGATATAGCTAGATTGAAAAATAGAGCAGAGGCTAGAGGAAGACGCGACGAATATCGCTACGACTCTCTCCGCTCACAAGTAAGTTAAAAAGGAGAAAGTATGAAGCCTATCAAGAATCTTGAGGGCAAGACTGTAGCAATAGTTGGCATGGGTAAAAGCTGGTTTGACTATAATCTTGCAAAATCACACGGCGATAATTTTGATGAAATTTGGGCAATTAATGCAGTAGCAAGCGTTATATTCCATGATCGCGTTTTTATGATGGATCCTGCATCTAGATTTTTAGAAACTGACGATGCGGGTGGTCAAACCAGTAGCATGTTAAAACTTTTGACAGAACATGAAGGTCCTATTTATACCTGTGAATTAGATAAAAGATGTCCAGGGTTGGTGGAATATCCCATTAAAGAAGTTATACAGCATGCCAATTGTCATTATTTAAACAATACCGCAGCTTATGCAATAGCTTTTGCTCTTTGGAATAAAGTAGGTTCTATCCAATTATTTGGCTTAGATTTTAACTACCAAGGTAACTTATATTTTGCAGAAGCTGGTAGAGCATGTTGTGAATTTTGGTTAGCTAAATGTATGGAAGCAGAAATTCAAGTAGAAATAGCACATTCTTCTTCTTTGCTTGATACAGCAGTACCTGCTGAAGAAAAATTATACGGATACCATCGTTTAGATGATCCTATGGTAATTGGTTTAAGTGAAGAAAATATTTTAATGCCTATTAAAAAAAGTCAACTTATTCAAGAAGAACAAAAAATTGAACCAAAACTTTTTGGAAGAAACGATAAAAGTGTAATGATAAAAACCAAACCAGTAGAGCCTAAAAAATGGTAATTAAAATAATACCCGATGGGATTCCAGAACTAGGAATGGTAGAGATAGCAACAACTAACTTTGGTGGACATCCTCCTGAATTTTGGGCAGAGCAATTAACGGATAAAATATGTGCTTATTCTGATGACAGCGCTCCTCATATTAAAGAACAAGCTAAAGCTTATAAAGATTTAATTTATAGAGTGTGTTTGATTTACTTGAATAATGCTATAAAATCATATAAGGCATCTTTAATTCAAGAA